GTCAAAGCTTTACGGTGCTTAACCGTTTCGGGAAAAAATATTACTCCCGAGAGTGTAGATTGATATTTTCGCGTATCCTCGACTTCCCCTAACAACGTTAGGGTCTGTCTTGGAGGTCTTGCCACTTCTAGTGTAAACACTATATACTGGTAATACCGCATCTCCGGGCAGGGGTTTAGCAAACGCCCTCGGCCGAAGTGCATACGTCTCGAAATACCCACCTTCCCAACCTAACCTCGTGATCTTACGGTTCCGACGTAGCTCGTGAGAGCCAATTAAATGGCCATCACCGAACCCGTCAGGGCCAAAGAGGATGTTAGGGGGATGCACAAACGATAATGCTATCTTGGCGAGTTCCATTTCGCCATGACGGATAAACCAATTGTGCATCGTGAAGAGGGTACGGTCACTTATCAGAGTCTTTTGATAAAATGGCCGAATATCAAACCCATCAAGAAAATCGGAGCCGCAGGACTCTCTAAATCTACCACCGGAAAATGACTTCTCCTTATTTAGGGAGAAACCACAGAACGATAGTAGTTTAGTGAGCGCTTCAAAAGCTGCGGTGGGAACAATTAAATCATCCCCATAAACTCCTATTTCTTGTGTTTCAACGCCGGTAAATTCACATGCCGAATAGCAAAGCCCAAAGAAAATAAGGCTTTCCAACTCGAATGTGAATCCGTTACCCATGCTAGAAAATTTCTCCAGCCTGAGTATCGACGGGTCATACCTGGTATTGCCTCCGCATTCCGTAAGGAATGAAGCGACGCTAGCGGGTACGACAACATCACCGCTTCGCAAGCGACTAAGGATATCACTCCAGTCGTGAGGAAGAAGACTCCAAACTAACTCGTACGCAAGACAATCAGACGCCATGGAGATATCGCAAGTAGCTAAGCTACCATCGATGCTCCCTTTGTGCGCCAGTGACTGGTTGCGAGTCTGGTCCGTGAGATCTACGTTGAAACGAAGCAAGCGATCCCTTATGTAGCTGCCAATGCCTTTCTGGAAGAAACTATTCAGAAGAGGTTCAATGACGATGCTACGTTTCGTTTTCGCATTCTTCGGGACGAACATCACCTTACCCGGGACGACTGTAACATTGACGATAAACGAGTCTTGCGACAAGTTTAAATCATGCAGAGTCGCCCACTGAGGAGCTTCACTAAGAAACTCACCAACGGTTGGGGATAAATTCGAGCTACATTCTAAAGCAACACCCAGCTTAGCCCGAGGGCAAGCTAAAGCGCTTTTAACGTTGGTATTCGCTCCCGGCCCGAATGCAAATGGAAATTTATCGAGAGACGGCACGTCGCCCAACACGCTAGCTATTTTCCGTTGAGCCGTATGTAACATACGGTGAACGTCTGAGTCAATTTTATTTGGTTCAGAAGCTAAGCGGTGAAGACGACGGTTCGTTTCAAGACACATTTGCTCGGACTGTACAAATCGCTTCGCAGCCTCAGCCTCGGGGTCCCAATTTTCAGAATATTGCAAAAACTGCGATTTCTGAAAGAGACCCAGAATCTGACGGCTGTAAATAGCATCTTGTACATCAATGGAATTGTGCTCCTCCAGAAAATCGATACTACGATCCATAAGATCGTGATACCGAGTCTGGGCCAAGTGATTTAACTGCTTGGAGATAGGGCCGCCCAATCGGGCGCATTGATCGGAGAGAGTCCTGAGTATGACTAGAGACTCCTCAGTGTTACGTTCTTCTATCCAGCTTGGCATAATTAACTCCTTTATTGGTTAGTACCAACATAACGTTGGTAGCCGTGGATCAGGTACGTCCTAGGTTTTAGGACGGTTTAACAACCTGAACGAAGGCGTTTGTTACGGGCAATACGCTGTTCACAAATGCGTTCCCGGCTGAAGTATTAGCCAGAACGCCAGTGGCAGTAGTGCTCGACGCGCCTTGTAGAACGCCCAGGGCAAGCTTAAGAGCGTCAGCACGATTCTGAGTTGTAGCACGCGGATCCGAGAACATCGTAAAGATGCAAACGGTTTTGTATGCTACTTTCGGAGGTGCGACGTAACCAGCACTTGTGCCTGAGGCACCGAGGGTCTCCAGTACGGGGACTTCCAACTTCGCTGTCATTTTAACCTGACGGTTTTTCATCACCTCGTCGGACAGAGTCAAAGTAATCTGACCGTCCAAAGGTACGCCTGCGACGCCAGCTCTCCAGAACGGAGGGTTGTCATCGACAGGTACCAAGGTGAATTCAACTGGGGTTGTAACAGTGTCGTCTTTGACGAGTATATTAGTCATTGCGGCCATTATGGCTCCTTAGAAAAACGAAATGCCCGAAGGCGACCTACTATTGAGAAATTCAATAGCAGTGGAACTATTTACTGACAGCCTGATGAAGTAGCGCTATAGCATTTTTAACGCGCCCCGCAGAGATAACATTTTCAAGGTTATCAAATCGGGGAAACGGAACTGTTATAGCAGACTCCACCGTACGAGTTAAGTCAGTCGTACGATTAGAAACAGATGCTCCTAAGTACGGTAACTTTTTTCCATAGCCTTCACACGAACTAGTTGTTTTAATAGTTTGTAAGAAGCGGCCGTGAAGGCCTGGTAAGACCGAGTACGAATCCAGGTATGTGCCGATAGGTATAAACCAATCGGCAACAAAACTGAAGGGTACGAGCTCCCATGCTATGGACGCTGGGTTTAATAAACCCAGCGAACGCGGTGCTGACATCTCTTCCGTTAACTCTGCAATAATAGAACGTGATGTTTGCGTTTTTATTGTATAGTGCGCGAAATAAGTGTCGCTAACAAAGTCCTTCCAGCTACGAGAGACAGATACTCTGACTCGCGTAACTCTAGGAGGAGCCGTTAGCTTCACGAGAGCGTCATGCGCTGCATAGGCGTCTTGAAGCAGAGGACGCCAACCGTACTGGATCTCAAGCCACATACCACTAATATCTGTGGTCTTTAGGCGTCTGGGATCCAACCGAAGCGAACGATGTTTACTGTCCGCTTTGGCGGCTGCACCTAAGGATCTCAAAGCGAGATCAATCCGTCCACGCTTTACATTGTGGACAGCAGAGGTGATCCGGGTCATGGTCGATACCAACATATCCAGCGTCTCTCTGCCCTGACCAAGAGCCACCCCTAAATTAAAGGAATGGCCTCGGACGGAAGTAGAAAGCTTGCTGAGCAATGCTAGAGTATCATTACTGGTCCAGTTTACACCGGACGGGCCCCACTGATTTCCGAGGTAATAGTTCGGATAAGCGGGGTCCTTACCAGGGACCTGTTGACTAAACTTAGCAGATACCGTATATGGGTTCCAGACCAACTTCGGTCCGGAATATTTACCGTTTGTCCCGCTCCAACTCTTATAAGAGTAGAAGGCAGACGCTTCGGTTCCATATTGCTTAGTCCCGGTTGTCATACCAAGATAATCCTTGGTTTACACCTGCAAAAGTACTTGCAAGAGCGATCATCACTGAAATGTGATGACGAGGGTCGTAAAGCCTCAACTGACGGACATAAGCATTCTTCGGTTAAAGTATACAGCGCATCTGAGCCAGCGAAAGCTGAAGGTACGACTATTTGTATAACTCGCTCAACAGCCTCGGGGAAAGTAATACTCCCTGAAACTAAGAGAGCAAGAGATAACAAGATAGCTGTAACATACTTAGATGGCATGATATACTCCTTAGAATGGTTATGGACG